AGTGCCCGAACCAGACCGATGTTTTCCTGCGAGCCTACAACCCTTGACAATGGTTGTGGGTTGTGGGGAACGGGTTGTCTCAAGGTCAAATGGCGAAGGCGCTTGGCATTAGCCAGCAAGCCGTAGCCAAAGCCGCCAAGCGCGGGATGCCGCTAACCAGTGTCGAAGACGCACTGGCATGGCGACGGGTTAACCAAAGCACCAAACGCACCAAGACAAGCGCCGGGCCAACTCCGACCCCGGAGCCCATCGGCCTCTCCGCCCTGCCCGAACTGCCCGACGATCTCGCCGTCACCGACAAACTCCGCCGCATCGCGGTCAATGACTTTGAGCGGGCCAGCACGATCCAAGAGCGCAGCGCCGCCAGCCGCACGGTGAAGGACGCCGAAGAAGCCCACGAGATCCGCAAGCGCGACCTCGTGCGCTCCGAGCAAGAGTCGCAAAACCTCATGCACCGCGACCAAGTGCAGACCGTGATCGCCGAAGAAGTCGGAAAGCTCCGCGCCTTGTTGGAAGCCATGCCGGGCGCCATCGCAATGGCCGCAAACCCGCACGATCCCGAACTGGCCCGCGATGCCGTGGCCGATTACTTAGAGCAAGTCTTCTCCACCTTGAGCAACACAGGCAATGCGCTGCGAGTGGATACCCGATAGCCGCGAGAAGGCGCTGGCGATGTGGCGGGCCCAATGGGTGCCGCACCCGCGCCAATCTGTGACCGAGTGGGCCGAGGCCAACTTGTCTTTCTCGTCCCGCTTCACCTCGTCACCGGGGCCGTTCCGCGTCCGCAGTTATCCGTATATGCGCGAGTGGCTCGACTGTTTCCACCCAGCCAGCGGCGTCCGCTCAATGGCGCTGCTCTGCGGGGCGCAAGTAGCCAAGAGCACGGCAATCCAAGTCGGCATGGCCTACCGCCTCGTCCGCGCCCCGGCTCCCGCGCTGTGGGTGCTGGATACTCAGACCAACGCGCAGAGTTTCAGTGAGTCGCGCTGGCAAGTGATGATTGATGACAACGAGGTTTTGCGCGCTCAACTTCCGCGCAACAAGGACAAGTTTAAGAACCTCGACCAAGCATTTGCGCGGATGCATCTCTGGTTCATCGGCAGCAACAGCCCCGGCAACCTCGCGGGCCGCTCCATCTCGCTTCTCTGCTTGGACGAGGTGGATAAATACAAAACCAAAACCAAGCAGGAAGCCGCCGCCGTGCAGCTTGCCGTCCAGCGTGTCGCGTCCTTTCCGATGCATCTGATCGTGATGACCAGCACGCCCACGACTCAAGAGGGCTCGATCTGGAAGGCGTGGCTGGAAGGCGACCAGCGCCGCTTCTGGTTGCCGTGCCCGCATTGCAACGAGATGACCCTGCTTTCGTGGCCGATGATGAAATGGGACGATGACGCCCGCATTGACCAAAACCAATGGGATCTGAAGCGTGTCCGCGAAACCGCCCGGCTTGAATGTCCGCATTGCAACGGCCACATCACCGACGCGCTGAAGACCAAGATGCTGCGCGGAGGGGAATGGCGCGCGGAGAACGCCAACGCATTGCCGGGCCATCGCAGCTACCACTTGTCCGCGCTGTATTCGGTGCGCCGCAGCTTCGGGGCGCTGGCCGTCAAATTCCTGCAAGACAAGTCCTCGCTTATGGGCCTGCAAGATTTCGTCAACAGCATCCTCGCCGAGCCGTGGGAAGATGCCATGACCGACGAATCCCGCCCGCTGACCGTAGGCGAATACAACCTCCGCGCCGAACCCGAAGAAGGCACCGCCCGCATCATGGCCGTGGACGTTCAACAAGACTGCCTCTACTTCGCCTGCCGCGCCTTTGCCAAAGACGGCAGCAGCAAACTCGTGGACGAGGGCCGACTCACCACCTGGGCGGATCTGGAATTTAAGGTGCAGGAACTTGGCCTCGATCAGCAACGCAACATCGGCGGCACGATGGCAAAGCTCGTCGTGGTGGACTCAGGCTTCCGCACCGACGAGGTGCTCGATGTCTGCCTCCGCAACCGCTACATCCCGGCCAAGGGCGAAGACCGCGCGGACGGCTACGGCGTGAAATTCGGAAAGACGCTCCGCAAAGCCATCTCCGTCCTCAAGCCGTATCGTCGCGGCTATTTCCTCATGCTGTTCTCGTCGCCCGCCGCGCAGGATGTGCTTGAATGGCTGCGCGGCGGCAAAGGCCCGGCGTGGACGGTGGCCGCAGATGCCTCCGAGGAATACAAGGCGCACCTGGATTCGCACCGCAAAGTGGTCAAACGCTCTCCGCTTACGGGCCGCGAGAACTACATCTGGAAGCAAGTCGGGCGCCGACCTGACCATATGCTCGATTGTGAACTGATGATTCTGGCGCTGGCCGAATACGGGAACATCATCAAGCCCAAGATGGACGAGCCCACCGATTGACACCGCCGCGCGTGAGCAATGTCTCCGCGCTCCTTTGTTTTCTCAGTCTGGGTAGCAAACAACAAAGACGCGACAAAGACGGTCGCGGCGCTTGAGGCCATCGCCTCCAACAACTTCACCGTCGCTAAAGAGGGCGGGCGCGTTCTCGTCAGCGCCAGCATGGGGGGCAAGAGCTACTCCTATTCGCTCCCGCCCGACCAGACCGCAGGAACCGTTGCGGATCTGGCGTTCTATTGCTGGAAAGAAATTAAAGATCTCAGTGCCGCCAACTTGGAACTCTGGCTGACACGCAAAACCAGCAAGACCGCCATCGCGGCCTTCAACTACCCGCTGCACTGATGAAACTCGCCGACCGCTGGAAACTTGTGACCAAAGCCTTCAGCCCGAAGGCCCAGAGCTACGATGCCGCGCGGCCCTCGATTCAGCGCCGATTCCCTTACAACGCCACAGCGACCGACAGCCACATCGACGTATCCGGCGCCGACCGCGAGCGGCTGATGAAACTCTCGCGCTGGGTTTACAACAATATGCCTTTTGTCCGTGGGCTGATTTGCGAAAAGGCCAGATACGCCACGGGCACGGGCATCCGCCCGCAGGCCCGAAGCGGCGATGAGGCATGGGACAACGCTGCCGAAACTTTCTTTGAGCAATGGAGCCGGGTGGCCGACATCCAAGGCCGCTACACTTGGCGCGAGATGCAGCGCATTGCCTCGGTCGCCATCGACCGCGACGGCGAGGTTTTCTTCCGCGCCACGGCACAAAGCACCGGGTATCCCGCGCTGCAACTCATCCTTGCCCACCGCATTGGCGATGCGCGCTCCTCGATCTACGAGCCGAGCAACCCGACCGCCCGCGAAGGCGCGCAGAACATCATCGACGGCGTGGTAGTCAATCCGCAGCTACGTCCGATCTTTTACCGCCATTTGGTTGGCGATGGCGTTGACCCAGCGCAGCGTTTTGAGGACATCCCGGCGCAGCAACTTATCCACGTTGGCGAGGCCAGCCAGGGCGACGAACTCCGCTACGTCACGCCTCTCGCCCCGTCCATCAACCACCTCCGCGATGTGTCGGACGCCATCAGCTTTGAAAAGATGGCGCTCAAAATTTCCTCCTATATCGCCCTCGCCATCAAGTCCTCCAACCCGCAGGGCGCGGATTTCTTTGGCGAGGCGACCCACTCCGTCAACAGCCAAGACAACAGCGAAGTCACCGTCGAATCCCTCGGCAACGCAGGCGGCGCCATCCCGCGCCTCGGCATGGGCGAAGACCTGATCTCGTGGACATCCAACCGCCCCACGCAAAACTTCCGCGACTTCTGCGACCTTCTCTTGAGAGAAGTCTGCCTCAACATCGGCGTCCCTTGGGAATTTGCCGCGCGTCCTGCCGATGCGGGTGGCGCCGCCCTGCGCGCCGTGCTGGTTCGCGCTCAACGCACTTTTGAGCAACGGCAAGCCCTGCTCATCGACCGCCTCTGTTCCCGCGTCTGGGCCCACGTCATCACGCTCGGAATGCAGCGCGGCCTCCTTCCGCAGAACGAAAATTGGTGGCGCGTCGAATGGCAGCGCCCGGCTGCTGCAAGCGTGGACTACGGACGCGAAGCGCAAGCCAACCTCAACGATGTCCGCGCGGGCCTCCGCACTTACTCGGAAGATTACAGCGAGCGCGGCCTTGAGTGGAAAGACCAGCTTCGCCAGCGCGCCGTCGAGGCCAAATATCTGGCCGACTTGTCCGCCGAGTTTGGCATCAGCGCCGACAGCATCGCCACTTTCAATCCCAACCCTGCACCGCCGATAAACAGCGGCGAGGCATTGACACCGCAGCAAGCGCAATGAAGTGGTATGCCTTTGTTCCTAAAGCCGAAGAGCGCGAAGTCGAAGTTGCCATCTACGATGAAATCGGTCTGGGTGGCGTCACAGCCGATGACTTTATCGGGGATCTCAAGCAGCACGCCGCGAAACACGTTCACCTCCGTCTCAATTCCGTCGGCGGCGATGTGGTTCAGGGCAACGCAATCTACAACGCGCTCAGACGACACAAAGGCGGCTTAACCGTTCACATTGATGGACTTGCGGCGAGCATGGCTTCGGTCATTGCCTCTGCCGCGCCGCGCACGCTCATTGCCGATAACGGCATGATGATGCTGCACAATCCTTGGACGGTTACAATGGGCGATGCCGACGATCTCCGCAAAGAAGCCGACCTTTTGGACAAAATCAAAAAGGCAATGGTCACCGCTTACAAACGCAAAAGCGGAAAAGACACTGACGAAATTGTCCAGATGATGGACGAAGAGACTTGGCTCACCGCCGAGCAGGCCGTTGAAGCCGGGTTAGCCGACGCCATTGAAGAGGGTCTGGAAGCCGCCGCAGCCGTTACGCCCGAAGCTGCTCGCGCCCGCTTTGACAAGCTCAAGGAATTTATGGCCCACAAATCCGCCAACCTCCCGAAAGCCGAGGAAGCCGCTCCCGAAGTCGTGGAGCAAGCTTTGGAAACGCCCGTCACTGACGGCGCCGTTGACACCTCCTCGGATAATATGACCGCAGACCTCCAAGCGAAGGTTGACGCCCTCCAGGCCGATCTTGCCTCCAAAGTCGAAGCCGAAGCCGCGCAGGCGCAAGCCAGCGAGGACATCGCCAAGGAACTCGAAACCCTCAAAGCCGAAGTCGAGCGCCTGACCGCCGAGTCGGCCAGCAAGGACGAGGAGATCACCGCGCTGCTCGCGGCCTCCAAAAGTGCTGGTGAGCAAGCTGCGGCAATCGTCGCTTCTGTTGGTCTTGAGCCCGTGGCTGTCATGCAGGCCGAGCCCGAACTGACCCCGGCGCAAATCTTCAACTCACTTAGCGGCTCTGACGCCGTGGAGTATTTCCGCAAAAACAAACGCGAAATCATCGCGTCCGCTTACTAATTTTATGGCAACCATTGCATCAAACCTGAATGACCGCCTCCTCGCGCAAACCGCGCTGGAAGCTCTGACAGCAGATTTGGAGAGCCTCTCCATTCTGACCACATCGTATTCGGCTGAAGTCGTCCGTCGCGGCGCTTCGGTTGAAGTTCCTCTCGTCGCCAATTTGTCGGCCACGACCTTCGACAATTCCTACGAGTCCCTCGGCGGCACACTCAACAACGTGACCGTCAACGTGGACAAACACAAGATTGTCACCGTCAGCCTCTCCGATACCGAGTTCAGCAAGTCCTCGGTCGCCGAGATCACCAAGTTCGCTCGCCAGCAGGGCAAAGCTCTGGCGCAGGCCGTGCTTGAAGACGTTTATAGCGCCTTCGTCACGACCGCTTCCAGCGCCGCGCAGTTTGCCGCGACCCTGACCAACCTTTCGGCCTTCACCATCACCAACGCTCGCTCGCTCCGCAAGGCGCTGTCCGACGCGAAAGTGCCGCAGACCGACCGCAACCTCATCCTCAACACGACGCTCTATGATTCCCTTCTTTCGCAGAGCGGCCTGTTGGATGCCAGCGCCTTTGGTGCTCGTGACACGATTGCCGATGGCCGTGTTCCTCGCATCCTCGGCATGAACGTCTACGAGAGCCTCGTGCTCCCGACCAACAGCATCAGCTTGTCCGGTATCGCCGTTCACCCGAACGCGATGGCCGTGGCGATTCGCGCCTTGGCTCCTCAAGAGCCCAGCGAATACATCGCCGCTGAAACCGTCACTGATCCGCAGACGGGCATCTCGATGTCCTATCGTCGCCACTATTCGACAGCCACGGGACGCTCGTTCGTCTCTATGGAGTGCGTCTACGGCTACGCTCGCGGAATCACGGCGGCTGCGAAGCTCGCTCTCGGAGCCTAAGTCTCCATCTCATACGCAACACGGAGCCCCCGGCCAACGCCGGGGGTTTTCGTTTGTCCGGTTGACAGCGGCGCACCCGCCGAGATGGAGAAACAAAGCCCGCGCGAGCAGATCGCGCTTTGCGTCATCGTCGGCAACGAACCCAAACGGCTTGACCGTTGCTTGACTCAATTTGCCCCAGCCGTCAGCGAGATCGTGGTAGTCCACGCCACCGGGGCCGAAGCCAAGAGCCTCAAAGTGGCTGAAGTCTGCCAGAAGCACGGTGCGATTTACGGCATATATGCCAACGCCCCCGGCAACGAATGGCCGCACGTCGATTCATTCTGCGATGCCCGCCAAAAGTCCTTTGACCTTGCCACAAAACCGTGGGCGCTGTGGGTGGACGCGGACGATACGCCAGGGCCAAACTTCGCGCCCGCCCTGCACGAGCTTTTGGAAAAGCACAGCGACAACTTCGACGCCTTTGCCCTGTTCCACAATGTCGCCGGGCGCGGCATCGCCCACAACATCCGCGAGCGCCTCGTCCGCCGCGACAAGGGCAAGTGGGTCAATCGCATCCACGAGAATTTTCAACTCGGCGCCGACGCGCGCATTGCCAAGTGCGACGAGCCGACCGTGATCCATTTGCCCGACGATGAACCCAAGCAGGGCAGCAACCGCAACCTGACCATCTTGGAGTCGATCCCCGAAGCCGAGCGAACAATCTCGGAGGTCTACCACCTGCACGGCGAATATGTCGGCCACGGGCGCAAAGCCGAAGCGATGGACTTGGCAAAGCAGGCGCTGGCCCATCCCGACCTCAAAGCCACCGAACGCTACGAACTCTGCCTCAACATCTGCGAACTCGCCCGCCCCGAAATCCTGCAAACCGACTCGCCCGAATACAAAGCCATGATGACGGCGCTTCATAGCGCCTACAAAACGCAGCCCAACCGCCGCGAAGCCTTGGCCCTGCTTGGAGCCATGCACCTCGACCTCGGCGACATGGTGAGCGCCGAAGCCTATATCCGCGCCATGATGGCCCTGCCGCGCCCGGTGGATAAGCCGTGGACGCACCGCGACGGGCTTTATGGCTGGGCAGGGGAAGCCTTGTGGACGCAATGGCTCCGCATGGCTGGGCAGCAAGACAAAGCCGACGAGATCGAACGCGCCCGCATCAAAGGCCACAAATACAGCATCAGCGTTTGCCACCCGACCCGCGCCCGCGCCCATCAAGCGGCCATGACCCGCAAACGCTGGCTCGATGCCGCCGCCAACCCGGAGCGCATCGAATACATTTTCGGCTTCAGCGCCGATGACGAGGAATCTGTCGGCCTGCTCTCGCGCTTCCGCCACGCGCTTTCACCCGCTGGCAATCTTGAGCGTCCGGGCGGCACCGCCGTCCAGAACTACAACGCCGCCACCAACGCGGCCACGGCGCAGATTATCATTACTGCACAGGATGATGTCTTCCCGCCGCTCCACTGGGATCTTGCCATTGAGGAAGCCCTGCGCGCCAAGGTGGACGCACGCCAACCCGCCGTCCTGCAAATCAAAGACGGATACCGCAACGACGATCTCATGGTTACGTTTTGCGTCACGCGCCCCACGTTCAAGCGTCTCGGCTACGGCGCGCAGAACATCTTGGCCCCTGACTATCCTGGCATCTTCAGCGACACCGAGTTTTCCCTGCGCGCGGGCAAAAGCGGGCTCCTCGTGCCGTCCGAAATCGTCTTCAAGCACGAGCATCCCTTTTGGAATCCCGCCGTGCCGTCCGACGATACCTACGCGATGGAGAACTCGGACGAAGCCTACCAGATCGGCGAGCAAATCTTCCGCCGCCGCAACCCGGATCTTGCGCCCAAGCCCGCTGACACCACCCCCACCGCATGAGTCAGTTTGCCCAGGCTTACACCGCCGCCTCAACCGAGGCAGTCGGCACCATCCGCGACCAAATCGAATACCGCGAGCGTTGCTATCTGGCCGTAGTGGGCGAGGAGACCTACGGCAACTCCCTCGGCGAAGGCGGCTTTGAGCCCCAGCGCGGCCTGACGGCCACCGTTCTCAAAGCAGGCGCACCAACCTTCCGCCTCGGCGGCATCGTGAAATTTCAAGACCGCCGCTATCGCATTACCGGAATAGACGCCGACACCGCCACGATTGACCTCACCCTGCAAAGCCCCGACAGCAAATGAGCGCCCCCGCTTACAGCCTTGAGGAATCCTTAGAGCGCGCCGTCGATACGGTTCTCAGCGCCGACGCCAACCTTGCCGGGTGCCGCATCACCTCCGCCGACGAGTCCGACGAGGACTCTTTGCCCATGATCTCCATCCGGGCCGAGAAGCTCGATGAGGTAGTCCTTGGGATGCAAACGTGGAACACCCGCGTCAGCATCACCCTGACCACAGCCGCCGACGAAACCCCTGACGAAGAGCGCAACGAACGCCGCCTGCCCGACACCGAAGACGATGACGAAGGCGCGCCGGGATTCAAGGAACTATGGCATGACCTCTGGGGCATCGTGGATGGCCCCAACTTTCTGACCAACCTCAACGCCACCGACCTGGTGAAAGTCTGGGGCATCGAATTTGACCCAACAAGCTATGAAAACGAAACCCGCAGCTTCCGCCGCACCATCAACCTCCGAGCCTGGTGCAACGAAGCCTACCCAACGCCCGCGCCTTGAGCCCATTGACGGCGTGATTCGGTTCGCCAACTGGCCCGACTGCCTCGCTGACAAGGCCGTGGCGGCGAGTGTTGAGGGCGCAGCGTTTGAGGGCTACGAGCAGAAAGCCGGGCAACGAACGGGCATCTACCGCATCCGCTAGGTTGACAACGCGCCATGTTTATCATGGCAGCGACAATTGTAGGCTTATCTTCCATCAGTTTCGGCGGCTCTTCGGAAACCGTCGCCGTTTTCACATCCTTTTCGCAAACCTCCGACAGCGACAAAACGATCGTTGTTGACGAAGACGGTGATCATGTGGCCGTTGCCTACCACGGCAAAAAGTCTGTCGCCTCGATGAGCGGCTTCCTCAAGAGCACGGCCCCGACCATCGGCGCGTCGATCACCCTGGCCAACGCCACGGCGAGCTTGGGCGGCGTTTCTGGAACTTTCTACGTTGATTCCGTGGCCGTCAGCAAAGCGCCCAACGACTTCACTCAAGTCACTGTTGGCGCCAGCAACCACGGCTTCTAAGC